GATTAAGAAGGCAATGAAAAATTGTTTGAGGTTTGCGCTTGAAATTGATATTAGCGGTGGTAGAGTTGATTTCATTACATCTGAATTAAATTATAGAAACATGAGTTTGCCCGAGTTTACATGCTATGAAATTAAGGTGAGTTCTAATGATTTCAAATCAAAACACGGTCATAATTTAGACGGGGATTACAACTACTACGTTGTGTCAAAGGAGGTTTTAAATCACATCAAATCTGACAAATATTTGAATGAACGATTTTTTGGTGACGCAACAAACCGTTTTGAACACGAGGGATTAATACTGATAGGAAACTCTGGGCTAAAAGTGTTAAAGAAGGCCATTAGAAACAATTATACAAAACTGAGTTTTGAACAAAGACTAAGATTGTTGGACAAAATGCTAATAAGTTGGACCACTGGAAGCATGTTTAAATATTTGAAAAGGCAAGGAATAGATTTGAGGAATGAAGAAAGCGGGGTTTCTAATGAAAGTACACGAGCTAAAGATTAAGCAAGGCTACTGTAACGACATTCTGGTAAATAAAAAATCGTTCGAAATCAGAAAGAATGATAGAGGCTTTCAGGTCGGGGATATTCTTCACTTAAAAGTTATTGATGATGACACTGGAGAATATACGGGTTTTGAAATATTCGTCAAAGTCATGTATAAACATCACGGATTTGGACTTGAAGATGATTACGTCTGCATGGCGATCAAAAGGGTTTACTTCGAATTTGATAAGATGAATGGTGAACAATGAAGATATTTCCAAAAGATTGCAGCTTTAATTGCCAGCACTACAGCGAGATAGACATGGGCATATATGCTCCAGAAATCTATTGCGACTTGCTTAACGCTGTTAGAACCAGCGAGACATCTCAGAATGTCAGGGATTGTCCACTCGATAAAAAGCAAGTAAGTGATGAATGCTCATGTGATGCCATCTTTGAAAGATGCAGAGGCTATCGCGTCACCATGAAAGGAATGAAGGCGGTTGCGACCAAATACTTCATACCACACGCTTTTAATAAATGGGAGTGCATTAAATGCAGAAAGACACATACTAAGGACTGGTAGGATGAAATTGAATAGCGTATTAGAGAAAGTAGGGGAACATGAATAGCGTTAACTTAATCGGAAGGGCTGCCAGAGATCCTGAACTGAGATTCGTACCTGGTAGCGGCATGGCAGTGGCGAACGTGACCATTGCCATCGATAAAGGATTATCTAAAGAGAAGAAGCAAGAGCTCGAAGCGCAGGGAAGACCGACGGCCGACTTCATAAGGGTGGTGGTCTGGGGCAAGCAGGCTGAGAACATGTCGCATTATGTGTCAAAAGGCAAACTGTTTGCGGTGCAGGGTTCAATTCAAACGAGTACTTATAAATCAAATACGGGCGAGACGCGCTATGTAACGGAAGTGCTGGCGAATAGGGTTGAGTTCCTTGAGTGGGGGGAATACAAACAATCCAAAGGGACTGGAGATGACTTTAGTTTCGGTGGTGGGTTTGAAGACTTTCAGCATATAGAAAATGACGATGATGTACCGTTTTGATAACCGTTTATTGATTAGGGGGTTAAGTTGGATAAAGCAGAATTAAGAGAATATTGGTGGAAAAGAAAGAACATCGATAGATTAGTCGACACACTGGAAGAACTAAGAGCATTAAGGGACTGCCAGTCGCCAAGGTTATCCGATGAACCCAGAAGTGGTGGTGTAAAGGATAAGGTTGGGGACTTGGTAGTCAAGCTGAATGAAGTAGAGTGTCAGCTGATGCAAAAGCTTACTGAGTCATATGAAGCGCTATCTGCGATTGAAGAGGCAATAGAGGCTTTACCCGAAAGAGAGAAGCTGCTGATTCGGCTCAGGTACATTCAGTTTAAGGATTGGCCAGAGGTATGTGTGCTGATGAATTATGGGTGGAGTCAAACCCATACGATCCATCGAAAGGCGCTAAGATTACTAAACGGGAAAAAGAGCGTACACAATCGTACAAATTTATGACGTATAATGAAATCGTAAAGAACTAAAACTGAATCACATTAGCAGTTACAAGGCCATCACGAGATTAATCGCGGTGGCTTTAATCATTTATGAAAGGGACATGATGTGTAGTGTTCTCACACAAATCGCAAAAATGGAAAAATAAGAGAGTTATTATTCTCAAAAGAGATAGCTATTTGTGTCAAGAATGTAGGCGATTTGGAAAGAGAGTGGGTGCGTCAACTGTGCACCATATTTTTCCTGTTGAATTATTCCCGGAACTTGCTTTCGTGAATATTAACCTGCTTAGTTTGTGTGAAAGCTGTCACAACAAAATGCATGACAGAATTACAGATGTAGTTACAGAGACTGGGAAGCGTTGGCAAATCAAGATATCCCCCCACCTCAAAGAGGTCAATTTACTTAACTAGAGGACCGGAGGGGGGAAACGTTTCCAATAGAGCGCATCTCAAAAACTTTTTTTTGGAGGCAAAAATGGAAATTATCGACGAAAAATCAATCGATGAAAAATCGAAAAAATCCAATTTGCCAAAAGCACCACCTGGTAAGGCAAAAATTAAGAAGGCGACCATTAAGGACATGGAAGAGCTGGGCGTTTATCGAAAGGAGTACGGCAAGATCATCGACATGTATGTGGAGCTGGTCTACCAGTACAATATCTTAACGTATCGCTTCGAGCTAACCGAATTCAAGTATGAAGAGCCGACGGCACAGGGTGGATCCAAGAAAGCCCCTTTAGTATCCACACTCGAAACATTAAGAAAAGACATCCTGGCTTATTCGGACAGGCTTTGTTTGAATCCAAAATCGGTTGATGGCATTAAGAAGCAACCAAGGAAAAAATCAAAGCTAGAGTCGGCCATCGATAGTATGCGATGACTGAATACACCAATTACATCGAAGTAATGGACTACGCTACTAGCATAGTTGAGGGGCGCAAGCTTGCGTGTCCAGAAATAGTACAAGCTTGTGAGCGATTCTTCCGTGATTTAAAAAATGAGAAGTATGAGTTTAATCCTAAGGATGCCGACTTCGTAATCGGCATTATCGAAAAAACATTCGTACACGAAAAAGGCGAGCTTATCGACGGAACACCGTTGAGAGGAAAGCCTTTTTTATTACTGCCATTTCATAAGTTTCAGATTTACAACATCTTAGGATTCTTTCGAAAGGGTACACGGATCCGCAGGTTTAAAGAAGCGTTCATATTTATCCCGAGGAAGAACGTAAAGACCACTTTCGCGGCAGCGCTTGCGTGGGCATTAGGAATTCTGGAAAGGAAAAGCGGAAGTACAGTTTATATAGTCGCCGCCTCAATGAACCAAGCACTCCAGAGCTTTAAGTTCATCCACTACAACATCAAGGCAATGGGCGAAGAAGAGGAGTTTAGAATCCTCGATAACAACCAAGAGCACTCGATGTTTAGAGAGTTCTCTGAGGGGTCTTTATTTATCCAAGCCTTAGCTGCGAACCCTGATAAACAAGACTCGTTCAACTGTAATATCGCGATAGCGGATGAGCTTCATGCCTATAAAACCGCCAAGCAATATAACGTCATCAAAGAGGCCATGAAGGCTTACACCAATAAATTGATGATCGGTATATCAACCGCTGGCGACAACATGAACTCGTTTTGCTATAGAAGGCTACAGTACTGCAAAAAGATTTTGGATGGTACTGTGGTTGATGAGCAGTACTTCGTATTCATCGCTATGGCAAGTCCGAAAGAGGCTGGACAGGACATCGATTACCTTGATCCTAAGGTTCATGAGATGTCAAACCCTGGTTATGGTGAGAGCATTAGGCCAGACGACATAATGAACGATGCGCTTCAGGCCCTTAATGACCCACAGCAAAGAAAAGATTTTTTCGCGAAGTCGCTGAACGTCTTTACCGCAGCATTAAAAGCATACTTTAACCTAGATGAGTTTAAGCGGTCTGATACGTCCTATAACTGGACACTTGAGCAACTGGCTAAGCTGCCAATCAAGTGGTACGGTGGCGCGGACCTTTCAAAGCTACACGACTTAACTGCAGCTGTTCTTTATGGCACCTACGAAATGCTAGTGGATGGTGTGAAGAAAGAAATCGATATCATCATTCCGCATGCCTGGTTCCCGATCACTGAAGCGCATAAGAAAGCAGAAGATGATGGAATACCTTTATTTGGTTGGCTTGATGATGGTTGGCTTGATATGTGTAACACACCGACCGTTAACACGGATGATGTTGTAAAATGGTTCATTCAAATGCGGAAGATGGGCTTTCAGATTAAGCAAGTCGGCCACGATAAGAAGTTCGCACGTTCGTTCTTCACCTCTATGAAGAAAGCGGGTTTCTTAATCGTCGATCAACCGCAGTATTTTTATAAAAAGTCTGAAGGCTTTAGACGCATCGAAATGAAAGCAAAGAACAAGGAACTGTATTACATGCATGCAGAACCATTTGAGTATTGCCTGGTAAACGTCAAGGCAATCGAGAAAACCGATGACATGATTCAGTATGAAAAAATCGGTGAGAATGACAGAATTGATATATTTGACGCGTCAGTATTTGCATGCGTGAAGATGCTGGAGGCAACCGAAGCATCATCCAATGCAAAGGATTTTTTCAAGTGATAAGGAGGCACATGTGTCTAAGTCAAAAAGGAAAAACAGAGGTTCAATGAGACCTGAGCAAAAGACGCGGTCTGAGCCTGCGAGTGTTGCGTGGCTGACATCATTAGATGCATATGAGACATTATGCACTTCTGGCTACACGAGGCTTAGCCAAAACGCAGAAGTAAAGATGGCAGCTGTAAAGATCGCGGACCTTGTGAGCTCGATGACAATTCACCTTATGGAAAACACGGCTAAGGGGGATGTGAGAGTCAAGAATGAACTTTCAAGAAAGCTGGACATCGAGCCCTATTCACTCATGACCAGGAAGATGTGGTTATTCAATATCGTTTATACCATGCTTCTCGATGGCGATGGTAACAGCGTCGTGTTTCCAAAGTATTCACCTGATGGTTATTTAGAGGATCTCATTCCACTGAAACCATCCAGAGTTCAATTTCTGGATACTGCACAAGGCTACAACATAGTTTATCAGGGCAAGCATTACAACTATGATGAAATCATGCACTTCGCGATTAATCCAGATCCTGAAAGGCCATGGATTGGCACTGGATATAAGGTAGAGCTTAAAGACATCGCCAACAACCTTAAGCAAGCCACCAAAACCAAGAACGCTTTCATGAGCGATAAGTGGAAGCCATCTGTAATCATATCTGTTGATGCAATGGTGGGTGACATGGGCGACGAAGAGGGCCGAGACAAGATTCTAAATAACTACATCAGAAACAATGGGGAAGGAAAGCCGTGGGTAATTCCGGCAGACATGATTAAAGTTGATCAAGTCAAGCCACTTTCTCTTAATGATTTAGCAATTAATGACGCAGTACTAATCGACAAAAAGACAGTTGCAGGCATCTTTCAGATACCTGCTTTTTTCTTGGGAGTCGGTGAGTTTAAGAGAGATGAGTTTAACAGTTTCATCAACACGAGAATCATGTCAATCGCTAAAACTCTGGAACAGACCATGACTAAATGCATCATCGTAAACCCAAATTGGTATGTGAAATTAAACCCTCGAAGTTTATATGCATATGACATTAAAGAACTTGGTGAGTTAGGCGCGAACTTGTACACGAGAGGGATACTGAAAGGAAATGAAGTCAGAGATTCAATCGGTTATTCACCTGAAGATGGATTGGATGAGTTAGTAATTTTAGAAAACTACATCCCTGCCGGTATGATAGGCGACCAGAAAAAACTAATCAAGGAAGGAGGAGAGACTTAATTGACCAGAGATATATTTCAAACCAGAAGTATAACCACGAAGCTGGAAACACGAGCAGATGCTGATACATCAAAGAAGATTATCGCAGGCTATTTTATCGTGTTTAACAAGCAAACAGAGCTATGGCCTGGCGCATATGAAATTATCGATCCTGAATCGTGTAACAACACGCTTTCAAATGACATTAGGGCGCTGATTAATCATGAGCACCGCCTCGTTCTAGGCCGGAATAAAATCGGAACGCTCACTCTTCGCATTGAAGCCTATGGCGTATGGGGCGAAATCATCATTAACGAAAACGACGTCGACGCCATGAACCTTTACGCAAGGGTTGAGAGGGGCGATGTCGACCAATGTTCGTTTGGATTTAACATCGGTAAGGAAGAAGCTGACTGGCGTGAAGATGGCAGCGTCGTATGGACCATTAAGGAAGTGGACCTCCATGAAGTATCGGTCGTTACTTTCCCGCAGTATGAAGAAACGAAGGTTCAGGCTGGCATTCGTGAACGAAGAGATGAAGTCAAAGAGTTCAAAGCCAAGCAAATTGCTCATAGAAAACACATGTTGAGAGAAAGGATGAAAAAATGCTAAGACAATTGATTTTGAATAAGCAAATCAAAGAAAAAAGAGCTGCTTTAGAGGCATTAGCGGAGCAAGAGCGTTCTCTTGCTACACGAGAAGCTCAGATGGAAGTTGCAATCGAGCAGGCTAGTTCTGATGAAGACATGAAAGTTGTGGAAGAAGAAGTCGGCCTTATCGAAAACGAGAAAAGCGAGCTGAATCAGAAGAAATCCAAGCTTGAAGGCGAAATCGCTGATCTCGAAAAGGAAATCGAAGTCCTTAACAGCAAGACACCAATCAACGAATCAACCGAATCACGAAGCAAAAAAACTGAAATCACTGTAGTGGGAGGAAGAGAAATGAGAGTAAATGGCTTATTTAGAGACATGTCGTTCGAACAAAGAAGTGCGCTTGTTGCTAGAAGTGAAGTTAAAGAGTTACTTGATCAAGTGAGAGCCATCTTAAAAGCTGGTCAAACAAGAGGCGTTACAAATGCGGAACTTACTGTTCCAGAAGTGCTTTTAGAACTAGTAAGAGACAATGTCGAGAAGTATAGCAAGCTCATCGGTAAAGTATCGATGAAGCCTGTTAAAGGAGCAGGTAGACTAAACATCGCCGGTACTATTCCTGAAGGTATCTGGATGGAAGCAACCGGGAAGCTTAACGAGCTCGACATCTTATTTAACCAAATCGAGTTTGACGGCTATAAGGTTGGTGGATTCATCGCGATTCCAAAATCAACTGTAGAAGACAGTGACATTAATCTGGCTGCTGAAATTCTCGAATCACTTGCGCAAGCAATCGGCTTAGGCATCGACAAAGCAATCGTTTATGGTACTGGAAAGAAAATGCCGCTTGGTATCGTTACGCGTTTAGCACAAGCTGCAAAACCTGCCGACTGGCCAGAAAAAGGACCGGACTGGACCGATCTCAGAGCGACAAACCTTAGGAAGTTTTCAGGTTCTGCTATGACTGCTGAGCAGTTCTTTTCAACACTTATCACTAACCTAGCGTTTGCGAGAGTTAATTATTCAACTGGCGGTACAATCTGGTTGATGAACAGAACGACTAAAATGGCGCTTATGGCAAAATCATTAGGGTTTAATGCTGCTGGATCGCTTGTAGCTGGGATGAATAACACAATGCCGTTAGAAGGCGGAGAAATCATCGAGTTGCCATTTATTCCAGACAACGACATCGTGGGTGGTTTCGGATCACTTTACAAACTCGTTGAACGCGCTGGGATGTCACTCGCTCAATCAGAGCATGTCCAGTTCATTGAGGAAAATGTGGTCTTTAAAGGGACTGCGAGATACGATGGTAAACCTGTTTTCGGTGAAAGCTTCGTAGTTGTCAACATCAACAACGTTGCGCCAACAACCACTGCAACATTTGCTCCTGATAATGCAAATCCACAGGATGCTTATCTGTCTGAAATTAAGGTAGGTGCGTTATCGTTATCTCCAGCGTTTAGTGGTGCTGTAGATACGTATACTGTGGCAACCACTTCAGCAACGAACTCAGTGTCTGCTAAGCCGCTCAACGCTAAAGCAACCGTAGCGATCAAAGTGAACGACGTGGCAATCAACAGCGGCGATGCTCCTACTTGGGAAGCTGGCGCAAACACAGTTGAAATCACTGTCACTCTTGGCACTACTTCTAAGGTGTACACAGTAACCGTCACTAAATCCTAATAGGAGGTCTTAATGAACACTCAAGTGATAGTAGCGCTTGTAAAATCTAGCGTAGGATTAACCACGAACGTACGAGACGATTACTTGACTGCTATCGTAAATGGAGTTGTCAAAGAGCTTGAAGATGAGAAGGGGTTATCGCTGCAAAGCGATAACCCCTATCATTTGATGTTTTGTGTAGACTATGCTGAATGGCGTTACAGGAACAAATCGAAAAATGAAGATATGCCTAGAAATCTCCAGTATAGACTCCATAATCTGATGATTCATGTGGGCGGTGGTAGTCAATGATTTCAGCTGTTACATTTGACCATGAAGTTGAATTGATCAAAGAATTTAGTGATGAAGAAGTGGACACTGACGATGTTGGAAATCAATTAGAAGAGCCCACCACGGTAAAAATCCTTTGCGGTAAAAAATCATTAACCAGAAATGAATTTTATAAAGCCGCTTCAATAGGCTTGAAACCGTCATTGGTTTTAATCGTGAATAAATATGAGTACTCAGACCAGATGAAGTTGAAGTTTTATGATGAGATATATCAAGTTGTACGGTCGTATGGCGAACCTGATTCAGAATTTATTGAGCTAGTTTGCGAAAGCGACATTTCTGATAGAAAGTAATCAGGTGATCTCATGGATATCAAAGTTGAAGACCTAGCGAGAATGATTGCTAAGGAACTTGAAGAATATGTGGAAGGAATTGAAGAGGTATTGATTGAAACGATCGATGAAGTTGCTGCCGAAGCCTTGTATAGTCTTAAAACTGATCCAATAGTAAAGTCATTAGATGGTACTGGAGAATATGCAAAAAGCTTTTACTCAAAACTAGATGTTAGAGTAAGGGGTGCCAGAAAAGGGTTCTATAGGGTTACCCTTCATAATCATAAATATCGCATAGGTCATTTGCTACAATATGGGCATGCTATGGCTGGAGGCGGCAGAACGAGAGCGTTTCCACACTGGGATAAAGCACAGAGAATTGCAGATACTTTAGAGGAAAGGATTAAGGAGGTGATATCCAGATGACTCAAAAAAAACTACTAATAGAGTTAAAAAAGTCTGGATTTCCGACTACTTACAACGCTTTTAAAAGTAAAGTTAATCCGCCTTATGTTGTTTTTATAAGACCATCATCCCAAAATGTCTCTTCAGATAAAAGAGTCCACGGGAGCTTTCAAAACTATAACGTTGAACTTTATACCAGCAAAAAGGATTTAGAGGCTGAGAAAAAAGTTGGAGACATTTTGAGTTTAATCGATCCAGATTTTGAAACGACAGAAGTATTTATCGACTCAGAAAAAATATTGCAGGTCACTTACAGTATCACTGTTTTCCAGAAAGTAGGTAGTTAAATGGATAAAGAGAAAATCGTGCTTGGGAGCGGTACACTTTACACAGTAGAATTTACTGGAGAGGTTCCAGATAACGCCACAATCGAGACCGAAGAAAACGAACTCGGCAAGATTCAAGGCGGAGCAAGTATCGAATATAAACCAACTTATTATGAGGCAAAAGATGATAGTGGGAAAGTTGTGAAGAACATACCAACCGAAGAAGAAGTCATCTTAAAGTCAGGAGTTATAACTTGGAACGGTAAAACAATGGCCAAGTTATCAAGTACTGCACGAGTAACGGAATCAGGAGGCATCAGAACAGTTAAAATCGGCGGTATCAAGAATAATAACGGTAAAAAATACGTTATTCACTTTGTACATGAGGATCCAGAAGACGGTGATATCCGTGTAACCATCGTTGGTCAGAATCAAGCTGGTTTCTCGCTTGCCTTCACGAAAAACAAAGAGACGGTTGTTGATGCTGAATTTAAAGCGATGCCGCAAGATTCCGAAGGCACTTTAATCAAGTATGTTGAGGAATATGCTTCATTAGATGCTTTAGCTGTGGTCGTTATTGCAGGAACAGCTGGTAAAACCAAAGTGAATTCTATTACACCTACCCTCACAGCCGGGAATTCATATAGAGGCAAAATCGGAGCATCTGCAGAAGAGGTGGTATACGATACAGTATATACTACCGGATGGACTGCGGTCACTCCAGGCACGACTGAGTTTGCAGCGACTAGTGGTCAGGTGCTCACTATCATTGAAGTTGATGGTGATAACAAAGCAAAAGCGGTTGGTTCTGTAACGGTTCTGAACCAGATTGGATAACGAATGATTTAAAGAGGGCAGAAATGCCCTCTTTTATTTTAAGGAGCGTGTTAAATGCTAGATTTAAGCAACTTAAACAAGCGCTATTTTGAGTTGAGAATTGATAAATTAACACTCAAAATTGAACCGCCAAAAATGAAAACACTTAAGAAAGTTCTTGCTTTGACCAAGTCTAAAGACGAGGAAGCGATTGATGATATTGCAGAAGCATTAAAATCCATACTATCAAAAAACTCAAAGGGATATCAAGTCCCATTAGAAGTGATAGATGAGCTAGACTACGACCAGATGATCTTCATTATTGAAGCGTTTTTCAAGTGGATGTATGAGGCTAGAAATAACGACCCAAACTAAAAATCCCTCGTTGTCCAGATGATGATGAAGACGAGGGACATTATAAGCTTAATCATTTTGAAGAAAAGCTCATATGCGACTATACAGGTCTTTCCATTATGAGTTTAGAAGATTTAGATGCGTTTGAATACTGGTCTCTTCTTCGAGATGCTGTCATCTACAAATATATGCAAACTGAAAAAGGGCGAGAGTATTTAGATAAGTGCTGGATACTGGAACAGACGAAACCTGATAGAAAACGGTTAAGAGAAAAGTTTGGAAAGGAGGGAGCGAATGGCTAAGAATAATTTAAAAGGTATCAATATTGAAATTGGCGGCAGTATCGGCCCTCTGGATAAAGCTCTTACTGAAGTAAGTGTAAAGGCAAGCCGACTTCAAAGTGAACTAAAGGAAGTTGAAAGGCTTCTAAAATTGGATCCTACCAATACCGACTTAATAGCACAAAAGCAAAAATTGCTTGGGGATACAATTAAGGACACGGAAGAAAAACTAAAATCGCTTAAAGATGCTGAAAAGCAAGTTCAAAAGCAGTTCGAAGAAGGCAAGGTTTCAGAAGAACAGTATCGTGCACTTCAACGAGAAATCATAAAAACTGAACAAGACCTCAAAAAGGCCGAAGAAGCTGCTAAAAAGTTCGGTGGAACATTGACGCAAGAGCTGAAAAACGCCGGCAGTAAAATGAAAGAATTTGGTGATAAAGTTGCTGATGTCGGCTCAAGCATGACGACTAAAGTTACGCTGCCTATAGTTGCAGCTGGAGGAGTCGCTTTTAAGTTCGCAGCGGACCTTCAAGACGCTATGGGGGCCAGTGACCAAATTTTCAAATCTTCATCAGATGAGGTGAAGAAATGGGCCGATAATTTAGAAAGTTCTTATGGTATAGCCGAAGGTGAAGCGTTAACCTACGCGAACACCATGGGTGCAATGCTTCAAAACATCGGTGGACTGACTGAAACGGAAGCTGCTAAGCAATCACAGATGTTAGTTGAACTAGCGGGCGACTTAACAGCAATGTTCGGTGGCACTACTGAAAGTGCAGTTCAAGCTTTAACAGGCGCTTTAAAAGGCAATACTGGTATGCTTGATAACTATGGTATGGGAGTTAATGAAGCAACCATTAAATCAAAAGCACTTGAAATGGGCTTGATAAAAGAAGGTGAACAGCTCGATTTAGCTGGTAAACAAGCTGCGACTTTAGCACTGATCATGGAACAAACTGCAGACGCGCAGGGTCAAGCGAGCAGGGAAGCTGACGGAGCATCGGGAACTCTGAGGACGATGACAACTGATTTAAAAAACGTCGCTGGAGAACTGGGCGAAGTACTTATTCCTTTACTGCTTCCATTTATTCAGCATTTAAAGGACATCATCGGTAAATTCAAGGGTTTGTCACCAGAGATGCAACAAACCATCGTTAAGGTAGCGCTGGTTGCAGCAGCATTAGGTCCTCTTCTTCTAATTATCGGAAAGGTTATATCAGTGGTGGGGGTAATCACTTCGGCACTTCCGATTTTGGGTGCTGCATTCGGTGCGATTTCCGCCCCTATTGCCATCGCTGTTGGTGCAATCGCTGGTGTTATTGCTATTGGTGTACTCTTATATAAAAACTGGGATACTATCAAGCAAAAGGCGACTGAGATATTCAGTAGTCTTGGCAAGTTTATAGGTGGTATATTTGACGGCGTAACGGGCACAATTAAAAATTTCATCGACTGGGTAGTTAAAGCAATCGGTAAAGTGAAAGAGTTCTTCACGGCTAAGAATGACGCCGAAGGATCATCACCATTACATTCTGGAATTACAGCAGGCTTAAGTACATCAATTAACGGTTCACATGCAAATGGCCTTCCATACGTCCCATATAACGGTTATCTTGCCGAACTTCATAAAGGTGAACGTGTGCTCACTGCAGCAGAAAATAAGCAATACGGCTCAAGTGTGAATCATACGGGGACTATCAGGGTTGAGGGTGTAAACAACAGAGGTGAAGTTATCGCTGTTTCAGATATCATCATGGATCAGTTGAGAAGGGAGTTGAGATTGGGATGAATCAATTCTTAACTGTTTCGAATGTCGTGTTAAGCGAGAACATTGGCAAAATCGACCCTCCGGAGTATGAAAACCTAGAAGTGGTTAACATCACTTTAGATGGACAGCCTCATGTGCAGACGACAGGAAGCCCTTTAAAGTCAATCCGCTTCGACATCTTATCTACTAGCGAACAGGTTGACCAAATTAACCTTTTAAAGTCGCAAGGTTCGAGATTCAAGTTGGTAAAAGGCTCGGTGGTTTATACGGGTTTATTACTCGATAAGCCCATATGGAATCGAATCACCACCGATTTTCACACGTCAAGCATCAAACTAAGCATTAAAGAGGAAGGTGCACTATGAGACAAATAGGTCCAGATTTACTCTCAAAACTGAACTCAAATGAGCAGACAGCCGCCAATAAATCTGAACCTAAAATGAGTGTACAAGTGTCCAGGGCGCGAACCACGGTCATGGACAGCACATATTGGACCGTAGAGACGATTCGAACGAAAGCCGGACTAGGTGATATAAGTCTCGCCGCACGTCGCCTAAAAGCTCACGGGCGTCCGGATCGCCTTTATGATATACACGTGGATAACGGGGTGGTCAAAACGACTCTCCGTGAATATCCAGACCTACAGAAAGATGGTTGGCAGCCACAATTCGAGCTTGGAGCAGGTACCGCCGTGGCCATCGCATTCGATGGTGAGTGGGAGTTGTGGCGTAAGAAATGGCGCCTCAAGACGGTGGAAGCGCCATGGATATTCTGGGTGGATGGCGTGGGCGATCTCTACACGCAGCTCTGGGATGACATTGGCACGCGCGTGAAGCTGGCCAGCGGGGTCGCGAAGGTTAAAGCGATACGGGGATGGAAGAACTTCTCCATCCAGGCCAATGACCAAGGCATCATCGCCGCATACATCAAAACTGATGGCAGCGTGCATTATAGGAATTATTGTAGACAAGCGGACGACACCACCATTTGGGAAGTGGAGCGTGCGCTTTCTTCGTTTTCAGGCACAGCCCTCAACCTCAACCTCTTCATCACGAACGACTACCGCATGGGATTCGTGATCCAGAACAGCGCTAACGAAATCTCCTGGCACATCACTGAACGTAATTGGGCGGGGATGGCCTACGGCGCTGAAAATATCCGCGCGGCGATTACTGATATTACATTCGATGTTATTCCTGTCGAGTATGCGGAGGTTTTCGCTGATGAGCATATTACCGCGACGATTTCTGATCTGTTTTTCAATGTTGCTGAGCCAATCTATCCGGCACCGCAGTCGGCCGAAAATGAGGACGAATACACAATCACACTGGCGTTTAATCATCTGGTCGACTATGACTTAACTGCAGTAGCGTCGGCATTCACGATTAAAGACAGCACGAACACCGCGTTTAGCATATTAAGTACTGCACCTGGCATCGATAATAGTCAAATCGTCTTCACCATGGCAAACTTCGCCAGTGCATCGGGCAACATGTTCATTAATTACGACCGCAATATCATCGAACTGGACTCACTAAATCAAGGTAGCCGATTCGCCATTGAGTCGTTTAACTTCGAATTTACACCAGATCTCGCGCCTCCTGAAGGGCATGCGTTTGAATATATCAGTGTCAGCATATTGCCGACGTTCACGGTTACTAAGGTTGAGTACACGAACGCCTACACAGCCGAGAACATCACGGCAAGCATCGCAGACATTTCGTTTGTTGTTACTAAAGTTGGGAGTAATCCACTATAAGGGGTGATTTTATGCACATAGAACAAAAGGTAAACATTCACAATAGATTTGATGTTGAGGTTCGCGACGCAGTGACCGGCGAGCTTAAACAGAAAGCTACTGGTTTTAATATCGTGCTTGATCAAATGTGGACTCGCCTCTGTGGTGGGTCCTCATACTTTGTAAATATCCACTTCGGCACTGGCGGGGGCACGCTCAGCCCATCACGTACATCGCTCTTCACTCACCTCGGCACCAAAGCCGCAGCAAACGAAGAACTGGTCAAAGCACTGCCTGTATCCAGATGGAAACGCAAAATCGTACTTAACCCAGAAGAATTTGTCGGTTCAACCATCACCGAAGTTGGTATTGCATTCGGGTCTACTGCTTCAAACCTTGTCACACATGCTATGCTTAAAGATTCAGAAGGTAATCCTATTTCGATCACTAAAATTGACACAGACGTAGTTACAATTTATGCTACAGTTTTTATTACGTTTGATCTCCTAAATGGCAACCTAATGTATGTGAACTTACCTAGTGGGAACGGATTGATAAATTACTTGGTAGGGGGTTCAGCATTCCCAACAACAAATTTTAGACTTTTAGAAAATCCATCTGGTGCTATAAATTTAGGTACGATTAGTACTAATGCTACTTGGACAGCTGATACGTTAAATAAAAAAAGAAAAACAAACATACAAAGATTTGATATAAACACCGGTAATGGTCAAGTTAAGGC